CCCCAGTCGCCCCTAGCGCCACCGCCCGTCGCGCCGCCCAGCCGGAGCAGCGGCGACTCGTCTCTCTACCGCGCGCCCCCTGTGGCACCGCCGGCCGCCTCCCCAGTCACCACCGAGCCGGAACCCGGGCTAGTCGAGTATTACGCGCCCGTCATCGGCGCTTCGTCGTCCGGGTTCTCCAGCCTTCCAGAGGAAGACGCCGACGATGTGGTGCGCCCGCCCGAGCTCGAGCAAGGTGAGGACTTCTCCATCGACCAGTGGCTCATCGAGCGCGCCGATGCAGGCGACCTCCAGGCCTACCACCAGCATGTGCGGTCGGAGACCACGCCGCGCGAGATGGAGTGGGACTGCTCCCCGTTCCCGGTGTCCCTGCAACACCCCGACGACCACGCCTTCAGCGCCCTTTGCCCCAACGGGACGTTCGCGTGGCCGCCTGAACCCATCGTCGTCCCCTGCCCTTCTCGCGGCGCCGTGCGCGTGCTTAGCGCCGCGCTCAGCGCCAAGCACCCCATCACCCCCTTCCGGCTTCCCGCGCTCAAAGATCGCGCCGCCTACGGCTTCCAGGCTAGCCCCCGCGTCGTCATGAACGCGCTTGGCGCCGCCGCCTTGCCCAAGGCCAGCGCGCTGCGCAAGAAGATCGAGCGGTACGCCGACGAGGTCACGAAACCGCGCTCCGCCATGGACATTCCCCTCGTCACCGTCGAGGGGCCACCCATGTGCGCCAAGTCTACTGTCGCGCGCCGTCTCGTCACCATGCACGGCGAGCCTGCGCTCGTGTACATACCGTCCCACCGCCTCGCCAAGGGATGGTCCGAGGACCCGGCGTCCTCTCAGTTCACGACGCTGCTCGTCCGCAACAGTCTGCCGCGACCCGGCTCCCATTTCAAGTTCGGCATTATCGACGAGGTCTTCAACTTCACCGTTCTCGAGATTCACCTCATGCTTCGCACCTTCGTCAAGCATGGGGTTGAGCTCGCAATCCTTCTTGGCGATCGCTATCAGAAGGAGAACGAGGCCCTCTCGGTTCACGACCCGCTCTTCGCCCGCCGCCTCGAAATGCACACCTCCCTCGGCATGCCCCTCGACGCCCACGCAGTGTACTGCGAGATCAATGCCCTCGACCCCGAGGAGTACACCACCACCGGGACCATCGGCACCAGCATCTTCTTCGTCGAGCAGCCGCCCACCGGCCTCGTCGCCGACTTGCACTTCAAGCCGCACAAGGACAGCGGAGTCGAGGGCACCGACGTCACAGTCGGTCGTGCTCAGGGCGCCCGTGCCAATGTCGCCTTGCTCTCCTGCGACATGCAAGTCACCGGCGCCGCGTGGCTCCTAAAGGACAGTCGCCACTCCGTCGCGGTCACGAGGCACAAGCGCGCCCTAGTCGTGCACGCCAACGCACCCACCGTCGCCGCTCTCACTCTCGACCGGTGCAGGCCGGTCAATGAGTACGAGTTCGAGGTAGTGCGCGCTCGCGCCGACCGTGAGCATCTTCTCGCCCCTGCCCCGCTCGACGACTTGCTCCTCCCCCACCACGGCCAGAAGGTGCGCGCGCACGAGGCTTCCCTCCGCGCCATGCTCAGTACACCGCTCGTCGCCGAAGGTCACGCCGTGGTTCTGCAGCCTCAGGATGCCCCGCCTCTCGATCGTCCCGCCGCGCCACCCGCACCCTCCTATGCCGCCATCAACGAGCTCGTCGCCCGCGAGACGTGCTTCGCGTTGCCCGACCCTCACGAGATGGACTTCGCCACCGACGCCCCTCGACGTACCTTGCGCTTCTGCGCGCCTGGCGCTCCCGTGCAACGCACTGACGTTCGGAATAGCGTGCCCGACGCCCACTTGCTGGCCGCCATCCACGTCAATTCCAGTGCGTTCGACGCCGCTAAGAACCTCGTCGACCGCCAGGTTGCCACCACCAAGAGCAGCGCCTTCACCGCCGCCGACGCCGCCGAGGGCACCCGGATCTACCAGCGGTTCCGCGAGGCGTTCTACGCCAGCAGCGCCACTCTGCTCCACGTCTCCCATGAGTTCTCTTGGGTCGCTGGGTGCACTGCCGCGACCATCGGCGCCGTCTCCCGCGGCGAGCCTCTCGGAGCCACCGCCGCCACCCTTGCCGTCAACGCCGAGTTCAAAACTCAGTCCAAGGCCAAAGCCGTCCCTTCCTTCGCCGCGACGTTGCCGTACGGCCAGAGCATCCTCGCGAACTCCAAGGTGTTTAACCTGCGGTTCGCCGATTCCCAGCCGCGCGCGTATCTCAACGTTGCTCGGCTAATGCGGCCCGGAGTTTACCTCGACTACGGCATGTCAGACGACGATCTCTCCCGCGCGCTCTCTCGTGACGGCTTCGCTGCCCACATGAACGGCCCTCAGAACTTCCAGGCCGACGTGTCCAAGCAGGACAGCTCGCACACCCCCGCCTTTCTCTTCGCGTTCTGTCAAGTTCTTGCGGATGCCGGCCTCCCCGAAGACGACGTACGGCTCTACTTCGAGTATTGCCGGCGCTATCAGTTCACGTCCCGTGGTGCCGATCGTCTCAAGTCGTCTGCCAGCTTCAATCTCGGCTCCGGCGATCCCTTCACCCTTCTCCGCAACGACGTCATGGAGCTCTGCGTGGTCGCCTGCCGCTACGCCGACGCCACCTCCATGGTCATCGTTGAGAAGGGAGACGACGTCCACGGCTGGATGCGCTCACTGCGCCCGCACGCCTACGCCCAGCTACCGTCCATCGCCCGCACCGTCCTCAAGATCGACTACGGCGCGGTCGGCTACCACGCCGGCAGGTTTCACGATGGCCGGAGGTACCTCGTCGACCCGGTGCGCGCGTTCCTCAAGCACATGACGAGGCTCAGCGACACCAACGTCAGCGATCGCGAGCTCTGGGCGTCCTACGTCTCCAGGGCCACCGACTACAGCGACGCCGAAGTCGACTTCCTCCAGGTCGCCGCCCAGCAGCACTACCCGCACTACTCCGCCGAGCACGTCTGCACCATGATTGATTTCATGGTGGCTCTGCGCACTTGGAGCGTCTTCCGCGAGTACAGCACCCTGCGGGTCAAGGACTTCGAGCTGCACGTCGACACCGCTCGCGACTGCGTCGTCAACTGCGTGCGCGCCCTGCGTCCCGGTCGCTCCAAGGCCTTCTACGCGAAGTTCCGGAACGTCACCGCTAGCCAGCTGCAGGTCCGTCTCCGCGCCTGCGGCATACCCTTCGTGCGAGCCTCAGGCGCCCTCGTCGATCCACCGGCCAACACCATCGTCATAAGCAAGGACCACGCGAGGTTGCGCATGACCTTCAATTCTGCCTCGCCCCATCTCCATGCTTCCTACGCCACCAAGCTCGCCGGTTAGTCCCACCGAAGCCATGTCCGCCGTCGGAACTGCCCAAGATGCCTCCGCCCCACCCGTGTCCATTTCTAACGATTCTCTCCTCGGTCCCTCCGAAACCGGCCTTCGCGCTGCTGGTTTCATGCGAATTACTTGCGCTACTTCCACCACCGCCCTACCCGGCTCGGCTCGTTCTGTGGCTCACGATTTTCGTAGTCACCCGCGCGTCGCTGCTGCTCTTTCTCTTTTCTCTGTGGTCAAGCTTGTGCGCGTCGAAGCGTACATCTTCCAGTCCACCGTCCGCTCCGCCGGCTCCTCGTCCGTCAACAACGTTGCCCTCGTCCGCTTCGGACTGGGTCCTCGAGGTTTAGACACGACTCCCGAAGCCATGTCCTACATTCCCCACATGAAGAACATGGTTTGCGGCACCCAGGTAGCCTCCTCCGCCTCCCTCGCCTTCGGCGAAGGCGGCGACCCATTCCCTCCCGGCCTCCAGCTCGATCTCCGTGCTGCCGAGGTGCGCCATCGGTATCCCCGCTTTTGGCTCCTCAATCCTTCCGTCACCGCTGCGAACACCTGGGCCCTCGTGCATGCCCAGCTTCATTTCGTCATCGAGTGTTCCGGCGAGAATTTCGGTGCCGATTACGCCGCCTCCGCCGAGGCCACCACCGCCTAGTCGCCCTAGGCCGCGAAAGCATCCCCGCGTCATGAGGGTAGCAATTTTCTTCTCTTCTCTTTCTTTTTCTTCTCTCTTTGAGACCCAACGCTTCGTTTATCTATTTTTTAACGCGTG